GAAGATGAGTTATGGAATGAAGTGGATCGCATCCTGGATGAAGATACAGAGCGCAAATTCACCCCAGGAACGAATCTTTATTATAATCTAGTGTTATGTGCTGACTCATCCTACTTTTGCACACCAGAGACGAGTTTCGCCATGGAAGAGTATATGAGCATGAAACGCTTCAATATTCCCATCGCCAGAACCATAGACGAAGCTGACTATGAGCGTTTAGTCATCTTTTCGGCAATAGATGAAGAGATGAATGCAATTTCTAACGAAGAAGTGAAAAAGAATCATGGCTGATAAGAAATTTATTATTGAGGTCCGTACCAAAGGATTCGCCAAGGCGAATCGTGACATGGGTAAGCTGGATACGTCCAGTAAATCATATTCAAAGACCACTGATAGAATGCGTGGTAAAACTACAGGATGGGCAAGAAGTATTGGTTCTTTAAGAAACAGTATTTTACTTTATACTTTTGCGTTAGGCGCAGCAGCGAAAACAACATCGGTATTTGTTCAATCCGCATCAAAATTTCAAGATGTCAAAGTCAGATTAGTCGGTTTAATGGGTGGTGTGTTAGATGCTGAACGTGCGTTCCAGAAATTCAATACAGTTGCAGCCAAAACTCCATTCACACTGGATGATGTAGTCAATGCCGGAGCGCAATTAAAAGCATTCGGTGCTGATGCTGAAGCATTATTAGGTCCCATCACAGACCTTGCCGCATATATGGGAACCACTGCTACTGAAGCAGCAAATGCGTTTGGGCGAGCCTATGCCGGTGGAGCGGGTGCAGCGGACATTTTTCGTGATAAAGGTATCCTTAATATCATTCGTGATTTCAAAGGCATTGAAGATCTCACCAATTTAACATTGCCACAATTCAGGCGTGCGATGGAAGAGACTTTTACTGATCCAAGCACTGGCATTGCTGGTTCTACAGAACGTCTCGCAAAAACCTTTACTGGTGCAATGAGTAACATGGGTGATTCCATGACTCGCCTTGCCGCAGAAATTGGCGATATTTTCTTACCAGCTCTCACAGCAAGTGCTATAGAAATGGGAGCGATGGCTGACTCGATGAGAGAATGGATACAATTTGCCAGAGAAGGCCGAGAAACGATTAATCTATTTGGGGATGGTTTGGATGTGTTCGGAGCCAAACTGCGTGGTATAAAAGACATCGATGAATTGACTCGAATGATGAAAAAGATGGAAGAGCAGATGGGTGTCAATAAAAAAGACATGGCAGAGATGGGTGACATTGTATCAATCGCGTTTATTCCCGATAAACCAGAAGCATTAAATAAAACTTTTCAGATTCTGGAAGATGGTACTCATAATCTTGGCAATATGAAAAAAGGATATACATTAATCCAAGGTCCGATGCAAGATTTTACCGATTCTGTAAAAGATCAAACCGCTACACAAGATACAATGAATGTCGGTTCTGAGACTTATGTTGCAAAACTAAAATTAATGAAACAACGTATTGCAGAGTTGAGAGCTGAAGAGATAAAAAGAAATGACATTCTTAGTGATATCAACATGGAAGAGGTTTTACGCCAGGAAAGAATAGATGCATTGATAGTATTTCAGAAAATGGAAGCTGATCAATTAGCAAAAAATAACGCACTACTTTTAATAGCTAAAGATTTAAAGCATAACACCAATCTAAAAGCATTCAATGAATTACAGGAAATGGAGAATGCAATCATCGCAGATAATAATCAACTCATGGATGACAAAATAGCAAGAATGGAAAACGCTGCTAGGGCTAGTGCGGGCTTAATGGATAATACATCCAAAATGGTTGAAGTCCAAAAACAACAAATCACAGTTGCTAACCAACTCGCCGGGACTATTAATATAGTCGCTGGTGCAATGAGGAATCTCGGCGATGAAGAAATGAACACAATGCAAAAAACGCAAGAGATGATTAAGATTATGGGTAGTCTAATGATGGTATTGGGCGCTGGTACTCCAGTAGGTGCAGTAGGAGGTATTTTTACCGCAATAGGAAGTATTCCTATTGGCCACACTGGTGGTCTGGTGAAAGACAATGGCATCCAACGCTTTGCACAGGGCGGCATGGTGCAAGGTCAGGATAATGTACCCATCATGGCACAGGCTGGTGAGTTTATTATGCGTAGAGATGCGGTGCAGAATATCGGTGTGCAGAATCTTGCTCAGATGAACAAAACAGGGCAAGGTGGCGTGACTGTGAATATACAAGGTAATATGATTGGTAATGATGAGTTCGTCAGAGATAATCTTCTTCCACAAATTGCCAAAGCAGCACGGCAAAACCTAGCTTAAGATGTCACTCACCAATGCACCATCCACTTCCAATGTAAGTGAGAACTGGATTGCTCAGTTCACTGCGGACAGTAAGCATTGTCTCTCTTTTGATGGAGTCAATGACAAGATTACGTTTGGCAATGTACTAGGACTATACACTACTTACACATTAGAAGCATGGGTGAATCCATCCACGGTATCCACAACTGGAAAAGCATGGATATTCTATAGAGGTAATCAAGACTATGATGAAGATACAGAAGCTAATAATGTTACTTGGTCGCTATATCAAAGTGACAATGATGTGGGGTTTTACTATCAATATGGAGCAAGTTCAAATGTAGTTACAACCATCGCTGGAAATCAATTAACTGCTGATACCTGGGTTCACCTTGCCTTAGTTAGAGATAACTCCGATAATACAATTAAATTATATGTCAATGGAGTTTTAGGCACTACCACCACTAGTACTAAAGACCCCACCGGTGGTGGCAGTGGTGTGTTTAATCTAGGCTACGGGGAATATGATGGAGAAAATAACGATGAATATTTTGCGGGTAAAATAGCCCATGCCCGTGTTTGGAATGTAGCAAGAAGTGCGGCTGATATTTTACAATATATGAATAGAACTGTCATTGGTACAGAGTCCGGGTTGCAAGGTTATTGGAAACTCAATGAAGGCACTGGCACAAGTGTAGATGATTTGACGAGTAATAACAACAATGGTACTTTGTCGGGTTCCACTTGGTCTATTAATGGCTTTGATAAGTTTATCTTCGATTTCGGATTATCTTTTCTTGATACAATTATCGATAATGACCACCACCATGGTTCTATATTGAATAAGTCCATCACCATTCGTGATAGTATCAATTTAACAAACAGTACATCTAACACTGGCAATATCAGTCTCACTAGTGCAAATTTTAAAACCGATGGTACTGATTTCTACAAATTACTATTTAATGGAGCAAATAATTATCATAATAAAGAAGTAAGAGTCTATGCTCAGTTTAGTGGAGAAACGACATTAAGTAATTGCCAACGTATCTTCACTGGCCGTTTAGTGGAAATCACTCTAGACCAAAACCAAAACATCAATATGCAGATCAATTCACATCGACCTTGGGATAAGATACAGTTTCCGCAGACTAAAGCATTAAACAATGTATATCAGCCTGTGGTATATGGTGATTATTCTGCACATGCTGACCAAGGTTTGGTAAGAGATTTTGCGAATGCAGTACATCCAGTACCATTTAAAAGAAAAGGTATCACTGCTGATCACTTAATTATCCCAGCGAAGTCATATTCTAATATTTATCCACATTATTATGACTCCACCGCTGATGCATTTTTACCAATTAAATCTGACAATTATACTGCTGCCACAAAAAATTTAGATGATGAATATGATTCTAATGTGAATATCGGATTAGTTAATAGAGAAATGCAGCGAAGATTTAGGATTAATGCTATAGCGAGCAGTACGGATGGTTCTACGACATTTACCACCGCACAAAACCTTTTGATGGATTCATATGCAGTTCAAGGTATTAGCCATGCCTTCAGTAATACACAGGCGGCACAAGTAAAAAACTTTTATGCTAATTTTGCTGCTGAACTAAACAAAACTAATGATATTGATTTAGACATTAAAGGTACAGTTACTACACCTAGTCAAGGTGGAAATGTAGCATTAACATTAAGAGTGAGCTACAGTGGCGCAAGCGGTGATTATTTTAGTGGCAATATTGCCGGAGGGCATAGTGCAACACCTATTACAACATCAGCAACAGGCGGGATTGGCACAGCGGCCAATGGCGTGTCTAGCAGCCAATACGGAATGATTGGTTTAAGTACATCTCATAATAATTTGAATACAGTTAATCTCAGTAGCACAATTTCTTCATCTGGTACAAATCGCACATTGACACTAGTTATTAGTGATTTTGTTTTATATCTAGATGTTCAACAATCATATGATGAAGATGATGCGAATACTAATAATAGCATCACTGCCGCATCCAATTTAAAATATTTGTATTTAGGAGTAGATGGCCTAACCGCATCATGGGATTCAGGTGCTATATTGCATGGACATGATGCCCACCGAGATATGCTTATTCGATTTGCTGGTGTAAGTACAGAAGACCCAGAAGTGAATACTGGCGAAGCCTGGACCGTGTTGAATACAGATCGGGCAATTGATAACTGGAAAGTTAGATATTGGCAATTAGAACCCACATCGCTTAAAGGTGCTTTAGATAAAATGGCCTATGAATCTGGATTTATCAGCAAATTCTCACCATCCAACCAATTGAAATATATCTATGTAAAACAATCAAGTGAACTATCAGCTCTGTTAAATCTGACTAAAGATGATATTGCTAATGTTAGTGTCAGCACTACCGGGATAGATAATGTAAATGCGACAATGGATATATCCAATAAGTTACACCCAGCAGTTTCTAATCGATATTATTCTACAACAACTATCGCTGATGCTTCCTTAATTACAAAATATAATCTTGGGGATAAGGAAGGCATCGCAGCAGTGAATTTAGACATGAATGTAGGCACTATTCCCACAACAGCAGATGCAGATTGCAATGCAGATTGGTATAGCTACATGAATAATATCATCGGTGATATGAAGATTATAGTGGACTGCCAAGTGGTGAACCCGGCGAAAGGTTATCAACTTGAAACTGGTGATATAGTGACATTCACGGATATGCCAGTGGAGATGTTCGGTACTGATTTCGCTACAGATAAATATTTTATGATCATTGAAACAAAACGCTCACCAGGTAAGGTGAGCATAACAGCAAGGGAGGTTGGCTGATGGCTAATTTAAACATACGAACTCCAAGATTTTATCCATGTCTAGCTAATCACAGGATGGCAACTGGTTCTCCCCAGAATGGGAACTTTGATGTAATGAGTGGATCAAACTTAATTCACACATTTACACAAGGTTCAGAACCAGAATTATTTGACCTTCGACCCATGAACCAATGTAGCTGGGATACGCACTCAACTGCCACTTTAGTCGATGATCACGTTTTAATAAATATGGATACTGGCGGTGGATTCAATGTAGATTTTGTTGCAATCTTAAATCATAATATGCACTCCGCTGATGCAAAGTTTAGCGTGGGGCATAGCGGAACTGAAAGTAATGTCAATCAGGACGATATGTCTGGAGATACAAACGCAACATCACCATCTGGTCATGTAATAGAAGTGGTGAATGCTGGAGGCATTACTGGCAATGTTGTTACTCCAACAGCGGATGGTTCTACAATTATAACATTTACAGCAAATAGTGACAGATATTGGGGTATTCAATTTGAAGGGTCAGGTGCAGTGGCTAACAATGCTGGTGGTGGTTACGAGTTTAATGATACAATAGATTTAAAAATTGGTTGCATAATCTTCGGTGAGTTTTATGATATGCCACATTCACCAGACCTAAGTGTAAAGCGGTCTATCATGTATGATGGTGTCAATGTACAAGAATCCGCTGGTGGACAGAGATATGGTAATGCAACGCATAGAGGACGTAGATATGTAGGCACGGGTAATCAGTCTCCATTTGTACAGGCAAGCCAGAGTTATTATGTTTACGGTGGTCGCATGGCTTATGATATGGATTTTTCTTATATATCCGCTGATGATTTAATGCCTTCGGATTATAAGTCAGAAGTATCGGGAAGTGATACTGTAGTAGCTGATGTATGGAATCGCACCAGCGGGAATCTATTGCCTTTTATATTTACATCTGATGGTAGTTCTACGGCAGAATCTGATTATCTATTTGCAAGATTTGGCCAAAACAATCTGGATATGACTCAAGTTGCAAACGATGTGTTTAATACTTCAATGCGAATCGAAGAAGAGTTTTAGTGCTGGTCTAAATTCGTGCTGTCATTTCTTCAAATACTACATCATTGATTTGATCCATCTCAGCATTGGAGATCCCGGCATAATGCTTATCAACCACATCCAGTGAACTATCACCGATTGATTTAGCAGCACCTTCTATACCTATCTTTGGGCGAGCAAGCTGTGCATTCAATCTTCGTAGGTCATGCATAGTAAATTTGATACCAGTGATGTCATTGATCATTGGTACTATATCTCTACCTATCTTATCATAACCGAAGTCTAATGGCTGTTGAAAGCCTTGTTTCAGCCACTTCTTAAAGATACCCATTACACTAGAATGTACTCGTCTTTCAACCCGATACCGCTTCTTCTTGGGCATAATAGATATAATGGAGCGTTGAAAGTCTACATGATTCCACTTGAATTCCTTGGCTCTGTTTAGATAGTTGAAACCAAGTAATTCTGATACGCGACATCCGGTTAAGATAAACACCTTCATCAACTCCTTCATGTACTCTGACATACCGGGATGATTCAGTAAGGTGAACATCTCATCCTTGCTCCACACCTTATGCTTGATTGGTTCCATTTCAGATACGGAATAACGATCATAT